TCATATGAGAGCGTCCCAGTCTGATCCTCCGAGATATCCAACCCCGAGCCGGTTAGCCTGCTGGAAGTTGTGGATAGCGGTCATGGTTCGCTCGCCTGCGATACCGTCTGCCGCTCCGCAGTTGAACCCGATAGCATTCAGCCTTACCTGAACCCAGCGCGTCAGCTCACCGCTGTCGCCATTGTTGATAGTGTACTTGTGGCACTCCGCGAGTGTCTTTGTGCCTGCGATACCGTCCACATCGAGTGCCGCACCCTTGCCGTTGAGAATCTTTTGGAGCTCGACTGTCGAGTTGTCCTTAGTGGAGTAGTACCTGTAAAAATCGTCCGTCACGCTGCCCGAAGTGCCGCCGCGTACTGCCTCATCGCCGTACCACTTAGCCCCTGTACGCACGTCAACGTGAATCGCGGTGTAGGTACTGTCGATGTTGCCAATGCCTCTAAAGCCGATATCCTGCGCCTTGCAGGCAACTTTCTTAGTGCTGATAATGCTGCCGTCCTGACCATAGCATATAATGTCCGCAGCATTGCCCTTGGTGTGCTGACCTGTTCCGTTGCCGCCTACAGCCTTGTCATGGTCAGGGCAACGATAACCACTTGTCACGACAATCCGAGAACAATCAAGCACACGGTAGAGTTTTTCGAGATTGGTCACAAGATTCGGATTAATTTCTGTATCGTGCGTTTTACCACACTTGCAGCGGAACTCCCTTGCATTGAAATGCGCAGAAAGCTGCGTTTCATCGTTGTACTCGTATTTCATGACTTGTCCTCCTTGTTGAAGTTCTTCAGCTTTTTAATTATTTTCAGCGCCCACTGCGCATCGGGGTTGATCTCGGCATAGTTCTCAAATATACTGACAATTTCCATGACGGTGATGTAGGTGAAAACTAAAACCGCCGTCACAATGCCTGCGATGTCGGACAATTCCTCAGCCTGATAGTATTTGCCCAATTCGTGTATGCCGATGTCCAGTCCGCAGGCTGTCACCATTACCACGATCTCGCCAATCTTATTCAATCCGCCCTTGCGCATTTTAGAACTGCATATGTCGTCATTGCAGTATGCTTTGATGAATCCTGTGACGTAATCGGCTAATGCAAGTCCGATGATTATTAATATCATGATTATGTACTTCATACGATCTCCTTTCAGTCCTTGATACACCAATATCCGTTTGTGATGTATTTTTCGTTGTTAAGCGTAATTATACCCATGCCGTCATACTGATAAATCGGTATATAATATGCATTTTCAGCCGCAACATTAGCATCACCAAGACTTGCGGCTGTTACAAAATTAGCTAACGTTGTGCAATTAGCTAAATGGCGAGTGCAATTGTTTCCAAGAAAATTTTCTAAATCTGAGCGACACACACGAGGATTTGCTAACGAATCAGATTTGTAAGGTGCCCCGTATATAAGTGTGCCGTCACTATTAAATGACATGAACGCTGAATTGATTCTTGTTGTTCCGTCATAACTAAGAGCCTGTATGATAATACCATTAGTGCAAGCAAGAATTGTGTAATGTATTTCAGACGAACTGCTGCCTATTTCAAACGAAGAACCACCATTGTTATAGTATACCTTGAGTCCCCCAATCACCAATATGTTATTGTGTTTAATTTGGCTTATATTTGTGCCTGATGATGATACGGCGGTAGTTATTCCTGTGAACCCCAAGTTATCTATAAACGCTTTTGCAGCCGCTGGACTTGCATTCATAATTGATGTAATTGCCATTTTATTTCTTCCTTTCTTAGCCCTCTATATCCGCCGTGAAACTGGCGTTCCCTACCACGCATTTCTTTGCTGAATCACATATCACCATTGCCTGACCGACTTTATCCTGTGAACCGCCGCTTATATCAGCCACCTTTGCGACCAACGTATTCAGCGTTTCACCCACGTCAGCTTCAACGCCTTTTGCCGTAAGAATGCCTGCGAGAAGATTACGCTGCTGGTCAATGGCTGTCAGCATATTGCGGATAGTCTCAGGTTCGCTCGTGCTGATGAATGTTTCCAGAATGTCCTGTATGTATGCCACACCTGTGCCCCCTTTCACATTTCCGACAATGTTCTGCCCCCAGACCTGCGCTGAAACATTACTGATAGTAATTGATTTATCATTGCTCTCCAGCTTCACGCTGAACAGGTGCTCGCCTGCATCCAGCACTATCGGGATAACTCGTTCAACCGATTTGTACTCAATCGCCGCAAGCGTGAATGCTTCTGCAAACACAACTGCCGCGCCGTCCATGTATGACGTGATATTTACCGTGCAGTCCTCTGCGCCCTGCAAGTTTGCATTGTAGTGCAGAAACGCCCATGTAGGCTCTCTCGCGTTGACAACACCGTCCGCTATCACGGTTGCCATATCTATGTCCTGCGGATACTCGTTCAGTTCCGCGACTTCGATGGTCTTGCCTTTTGTGATATTGATTTGCGTGCCTGACGCTCCCGAGCTTGCCGAACCGCCCGAAGATGAAACTGTGTTACTTCCTGCGCGCGGTACGCCCGGAGCGGTGAGCTGCTGTGGAGAACGGAACTGCCAGAAATTTGAGCATATCAGGAACTTGCAGTCCTCGCTTTCCGTGATACCACCCTTTACAATCACCATGTCCCCGATGTCAAGCGCAGGGTCGCCATAGTACTCAATCGTGCCCGGAACCCAACTCATGTCGCTGAAATATGCACAAAGCGGATACAACAGCCAGTCAAAACGTTCCTTGTAGTTCTTGTCATTGTCCCACACATATTTGTTGTCCGTGATGTTCAGAACGGCTGTAGACTGCCCCTGACCTGCCTGTGTTGCTACAGGCTCGGAGACAGTGTGTCCGAGTGAACCGGTATAGGAGAACTGCCTGACGCGGTAATTGTACTCACTCAGCTTGATACTCTTGCGCAGATCTACAGGAATAGTCCGCACAGGTGTTTTTGAGAACCTGCGGAATTCTATCTTGCCCTCGCGATTCGCAAACGCAAAACCGCCGATAAGCTGCGCGATTGCCCGTACCTCATCACGGCAGTTTGAAAGATAATGCGTTCCGAACCAGTCGTACTTGATGTCAATTTTCTTTCCGTCACTGTCAGTCGGCAGGAGTGCATTTATTTCGTCTATGGTCTGTGCAAACTCAACCTTCGCGACCGTTTCGATTTGTTCCAGAACTGCCGCCGCGAAAACTACACCAACGTAGTCGTTGTTCAGTTCCGAATCAAGACGGCTGATGTGGTCAACGGCTTTCACCGTTAACCGCGAGCCGTTTTCTCTCTCGGCTGACGTTACGTCAAACAGTCCCAGAGGAACTTCATCTGCTGCGCCGTCAACCGAAAACCACAGCCGCACTTCACCGCCGATAATTTCATCGCGCCGCAGATAGGGCACGTTCAGGATCATGCTCAGTTCGCCTGTGTACATCTGACCGATCATGAACACTTCTTCATCTTCAACGCAGCGCAGGTCTATGCTTGGATTTCCGACCATTGTGCTATCGTCAAGAGTGAGTGTGTCACCGTTGACGTCCGTAAGAGTTCCGTGTATATGCTGAACTGCGCCGCTTTCGATCGCCGCTATATATGCGGCTGATACCTGATACAATATCTCACCCCCCTATATTTCGATCAGATTCACGGATAATTCTGCCGTAAAACCATTGTCAACGGTCGTTCGGTCTGACGGATACATCTCTGCTGTAACATAACTGCCATTATGCAGAAAAACGACAGTCTGTGTAAACGCGCTTACCAGTGAATTGACCTGTGCGATTTCTGCACTTTCGCCTTTGAATTTCAACGTCAGTTTATATGTGTTTGTGCGAATAGGGTAACGCAGCGCTTTTCCTGTTTCCGTGGAACGTCCTGAACCCTCTGCCAAAAGGTCGGAACATATTACACTATAGCCGTCTGAAAGCGGCTGTACGGCAAGCTGAGTGCCGTTTATGGACTTTATCGCTAACATTATTCACCCCTCCTTGCGCGGTCGCTATTCACGATTTGCAGCACTTCTCGGCTGAATTCCTTGGAATTTTTGAAAAGATAATTGATTATTTCTACATTCATTCCCGAGCGCAGAAGTTCAATAATGATCCGCAGCAGTTCAACTATTTCACTGCTGCCGCCGCTGTCGCCGAGCATTCCTTTCAGTTTGGACAACGGCGCGATAACTTCGGGGTCTGTGGCAGCGTTTTTGTTATCGCCGACCATAGCCAATGTAGGCGCAGTCGCAAGACCGCCCTTAGCCAGATGTGGGATCTCAGGAACACCTATCGTTGGCAGCCATGAAAATGGCTCCCAGTCCATAATTTCCAGATCTCTGAGACCGTCAAGAGCGTCATTTATCGCATTGAACGGCTGAGCAATTACCCAGTTTATGCCGTCGATAAGTGAGTTTACAACGTCCTTGAAAATCCCTGCGATGTTCTCAGCAATACCCGAAAAAATTTCGCCACCTGCTGAGAATACATTCTTGACCGCCTGCCAAGCTTCCGAGAACTTATCTCTGAACCAGTCCGTCACATGACTGAACACCGATGTGATACCGTCCCAGACACCGCCGAAGAACTTGCTCACTCCTGAGAACGCGTTCTTTATGCCGTTCCATGCACCCGAAAACGCATTGCTGAACCACGTTCCTACTGATGAAAATGCCGATGTGATATCGTTCCAGCGATTCCTGAACCATGTTCCCACACCCGAAAAGATTCGTTTGATAGCTTCCCATGCCTGACGGAACTTATCGCTGAACCACTGGTCAATATCATCGAATATCTCCAGAATAGCGGAAAGCATTTTCGAGAATATTTCCTTTATTTTTTCGATACCGTCCGAGATCGCATTGAACAGACCGTCAATGATAAATCCGCCCATTGTGCCCATTTCCTTGGACGGACTGGCGATCCCGAATGCTTTCTTAAATCCTTCAATGAATGGCTTGTAAATGTGTTCATACGGCCATGTAATAAGACCTTTCAGCGCATCGAGCATACCGTTGAACAGCCCGAGGACTACATTGCCTCCGGCTTCATCTATCTTGCCGGAGAAGTAATCCTTTATGCTTGTAACAATCTTTGAAAGTGCTCCCCACAATAATGATACTGCGCCGCCAAGAGCACTGCCAAGCAATTCCATCCACTTGCTTGCAATTCCGCCCCAGTCTATGTTGATAATAAACTCTACAATCTTTGCGCCTATGCTTGCCCAATCAATCGTAGTAATTAAGTTAATTGCTGTATCAAGAACACCTTTGATTCCTTCAGACAGCGTTGCTCCAGCCTTGCCGAAGTCGAGGTTGTCAAACCAAGCATTGACAGCTTCACCTATACCTTTGCCCAGTCCCTTGAAGTCAAAGTTTGTGACAAACGCGAAGCCTGCATCGATAAACGCCTTTAGCCGCGCGGAAAGCGCCTTGCCAAGTCCCTTCCAGTCGGTTTTCTTAATGGCACGGTTCAGACCGTCAGCTATACCCTTGCCGATCTTGCTCCACTTTATACCCTCGAAGAACGTGTTGATCGCCGAAGTGATAGTGTTCAGACCGCCTGCAACTGTATCGCCCATAACGCCCCAGTCGATATTATCAACAAAGCCATTAATTCCGTCAGTTACCTTGGAAATACCGCTGTTTATCTTGCTGCTCAGTTTTTCCCAGTCGATTCCGCTAAAAACAGAATTAACACGTTCTGCAAGTATCTGACCTACGCCTGCCCAGTCTCCCTGCTTTATCGAATCTTTCAGGCGTTCTGCCCAGTCGGGAAGTTCAGGTTCTGTCATATCGATTTTGCTGTAGTCAATGCCGCTGTCAGATGAACCCGATTCATCGTCTCCGCCGCCTGACAGCACGTTCATTTCGTCTATGCCAGCCATGGATACCTTGGCTTTTTTAGCGGCTTCTGTCGTTGATTTCAGCTTCTTGGTGGCTTCCGCCGCCTGTTTGTAGGTCGTACCGAATATGCCCGATATGAACCCTGCAATAGACTTTGTGACCGCCGCAAGACCGCTCATCAGAGTGTTTAGCGCAGGCATTATAGCCTGCATTATCGGTGTGAATGCGATTGCTAAATTTGCCTTGACAGCGTTCAAAGAATTGGAAAACTGTTCGTCAGCCTTGGCGGTTTCTATAAATCCGTCTTTCAGGGCGCGGAAGGCAGCGTACAGTCCTGCCATAACGAAAACGCGCTTGAAGGTGTTTTTCAGGGTCGTTCCTAATTTGTTGACAGGTTTGATCACGCTCAGCGCAGATTTTCCTATGCCTGATATCTTACTCCCGAGTGATGAAAACGCCTTTGCGCCTACGCTCCTTATCTTGCCGAATACTTTACCGAATCCTGAACCCAGTTTTTTCAGTACAGTGCTTGACCGTGTGTGCATTTCCGACCACTTGGCATTCAGACCGTCCAACTTTTTCTGCGTTGATAAAATACGCTGCTCAACAGCCGCAAGCTGTGATGTAGTCTTGTCGGACGGCTCGGCAGCGGAAAGCTCCTGCCACTTCTTTTGCAGTATCGCCATTTGCTGGCTCGTCATTTCAATTTCCTGCCGCAGCCGTTTTGCAGGATTTGTATCGATCTGAAACTTACCGAACTCTGCTAACTTCGCATTAGCTTTTTCGACCGTCTGGGTGAGCGGCTTTCCTATTGATTCAGATATCGCCTCAATCTCTTTTAAAATCTCGGCGGTATTGTACTGCACATAGTTTCCTGTTGATTTAGATATGCGTGCAGAGGCATTCTTCACAGCTTCTGTCATGGACTTTGCCTGTGCTTCTTCGCGCTCCACGAACCGCTGCAATGCTGCTTCAACGCCATTGTCAGTTACTTCCTTGACCTGCTCCATGGCTTGCTCAACGGATTCCGCAGCCTTTTTCCCGGCTGTACCAACGGATTTCTGAACGGCTTCTGCGGCTTGTTTGCCTATGCTGTTCAGCGGTTCTTCTACTGCTTTGCTGACAGCTCCGCCCAGCTTTCCAGCAGAGCTCTGTGCCTGTGCCGTAATTTTTTCTATCTGCGGCAGAATTTTGTCCTTGATAACAAAATCCAGTGATATTACTCCGACCGATGTTGGCATGATTTTCCCTCCTTTCACAAAAATGAAAGGCACTCGCGTGGAGTGCCCTAAAACATATTCTTAAACATTCGTTCAAACATCGCCGCAAATTGCTCAGGTGCCTGAACTGATTTCATCTGCTGTGCGCGGAAGTTCCGCCAGCTATTACGGATTCGATGTTCGTGCTGTGTGAAATTTTTCAGTCGATCAGGGCTGTTTTCCTTGCGGATCAGCACAGTCTGTCCCAAGGGCGTATCTTCCATTAAACCTCCGATAAGCAGCCGCCAATCAGAGTAGTGGAGAGATCCCTGCTCGCTTGGGAGAATGTGGTACTGCTTGGCTATCGACTGCTCGATCAGCGTGCGGTCGTGGTCAAGGTCGTACCATTTTTCCTCACTGTTCGGGAAACGAATCCTCGTCCTTTGGCTCTTCGCCCGTCATAGCCGCGATGACCAGCTCGAAAAGCTTCTGATACGCGGCAAACGAAAGATCCATTTCATCAATTTCCTTGAACTTCTCGCCAAAGGCAAGTTCCAGTGCCTCGTCTACTTTTTCAACATCTCCCTTGGAATCGTTGAAAAGCTTTGTAACCTTGATCACCGTGTTCTTTCTGTCGTCCACAGGATATACTTTTCCGCCGATCCTGATCTCAGGAGAGCCGCAAAGCAGCTTTTTATCAAGTGTGTACATTTTTCCCATTATTCTGATACCTCTACTTTCTTACGGGTTCTTTTTGCTGTCGTTCTTAAAGGCGACGCTGATGCCGCAGCCTGCGTCAGGTCGCCGGGGTAAAAGTCGGTTTGCCGTCCGAGGCAGCGTCAAACGCCAGCGGTCCGACCGCAGTAGAATCACCGCTGCACCACTCTGTAACGCTGATTACTGCTTTCATTGTCAGCTTTGCGCCGTCGGGGAACGTCCACACAAATGTTGTGGTAGCCGCCGCGCCTGTTTTTAGTGCAAGACCGTTGATGTAGTCATTGCCGGCATCGCCGATGTTGCGCTTGCCCGACACGGATATAGTGATAGACTTGCCCGTCATCAGTCTGCGTGTCCAGCCTTCCTGATCGTAGGGCTTCCATTCTTCGACGTTGCCGTCAATGGAAACTGAATAGCTTTCCATATCTGCTATAGTCGCAAGATTGCTCTCTGTTGCGCCATCTCCTCCCGTTTTGTCAACCTTGAACTGGTTTTCATAACAGGGAAATACACCTGTCTTTTCTGACATAGTTAATCATTCCTTTCGATGTATATAATATCGGCATCTACGATGTACTCGCAGATGCCTTTCTCGTCTTTTCCTATACTGCGGATCTTGACCGAATTTGCAAACTTTATGCTATGCTCCGCAGTCGGCATATCACGCAGTCCGCTGAGTATCTCAGCGATCTCTGCCGCTTTTTCCTCGGCGGTGTTCGGATTGGTCGTCCAGTGTATCAGTATTCTGACTTTTGCGGTCTGATAGCTTGATTCTCCGCCGATGCACTCGCGGATCTCGGTCTCATCGCGCTGATACACACCTATCGTTTGTGTGGCAGATGTATCAATGCAGCCTGATGTCACCGATTCAAAATCAATTGAATTTGCGACCAGATCAGCTATTTCAATCAGCTTCAACAGTTTCATTCCAGTTTCTCTTTAAGCCTTTCTGTGTATTCATCCAACAGGAGATCTTTCTTATCGCCATTGATATACGGTTCAAGCCAAAGCGCACCTGCGTTTTCGTTCTTGCCGCGCTGGAAATTGTATTCAGGGTGATAATACAAACGCCGTGCCTGTGGTGAGCCTGTAACAATTGAAACTCTGTTTTCGTCGGTATCAATGAATGTCTGATTATTCTGCATATCGCCCGTGTCAAACGGCATTGTTTCGCTGTTTACAAGGTCGCTCATCACAGCCTCCACAGCCTCTTGCGCTGACGTTCTTATAGCGTTTTCAACGCCCTGTATCGCACGATAATCCAATTTAATACTAACGCCCATCATATCAGCTCCAAACGCGTGTAGTTTACTGTTCCGTCAGGATTCTTAGCCTTTTCAGACGCGTATATTTTGCGCCGTATGCCCGTCAGAACAACGACTTCACCGCTGATAACATCCGTATCGGGTGCGATATCACCATTGAACAGTGCCTCACCTGACAGCGTTATTATCTGCTTATCGGCGGTTATTTTCTGCTTGGTCTTTTCGCTGTAGAAACATTTTCCCGAAAAAACGGCTGTCTGTTTCGGCGAACCGTCACGATTCAGTCCTGATTCCCTGTACACGGTTATCGGGGAAGTGCATATGCGTTTCGGCACAAGCTGTGGATATTTCATTCACATCAGCCCCCTGTAACACAGTCCTGTCTGCATCAGCAGATTGTAGACCTTACCTGTGGTAGTAATGCCGCCAACTGTGACGATTTTTGAGCGGTCAAAGCTCATCGATACACCTGATATGCTGTACGACGAAAGCGGAGATTCCAACATCTCCGCATTTTCGTACACAAAATCGATGTGTTTCTGCACAGCCTCTTTGATGATCTCCTGCTGGAATTCCGTCAGGTTTTCAAATCCCTTGCGAACGATTCGATTGAACGTCAGACTGTCGATCGCGCGGCAGGCGTCTTTGATGTAATCCTCGACTTCGTCCGCAGGGACATCGCCTTTGTACTCTTCAGGGGTGAGGTACATTACACCTCACCCCTTTTTCTTCTGCTGTCAGACTTGGACTTTTCAAGCTCAGCTCTGAGTGCCGCATTTTCATTCAGCACCTTTTCGTACTCTGAGTAGGCTACGGTAGCCTGTGGAGAATGTTCAACGACAGCGCCGCTTTCATCGATAATATCATATCCCTGCGCAAGATACGCTGCCTTTTCGGTTTCTGCGATAGTATACTGCTTGTTTGCCTTTACTGCCTTCATGGTATCCCTCCTTAGTACGTTACCACAATTGCCTTACCGCTGCCGGGAGCAGTTGTAAATGTGATCTTGCCTGTTGATTTGTCGTATGTGTACGCTGCCGATGCAGTACCGTCAACCGTTACGCTGATGATCTTGTCTGGCTTGCCTGCGATCGTGAATTCGGTTGTAGAACCGTCGCCTGTGAATGTTGCAGCGAGTGTTCCTATGCTGATAATGCAGCCGTCAATGAACAGTTCATCGATTGCGAATGTGCCGTTGTACTTGCGGTTCTGGTACAGATAATTGTCTGATGTGCGGCTGTCTGAACCCGGGGAGAAAAGGTGGATATACGAGTACTTGTTTCGTGAAACCTGACACTCGGGGTCGATGAGAATGTAGTTGATCTGCTTTGCACCAACGCCCGGCTTGCAGCCGTCAGTGAAGTCGTAGACTGTCTTGAAACGTGCAGAGGGGACTGTAACGATATTACCGATATCATCGATAGAATGCACACGTCTGTCAATACCGCCGCCCTGCTTGATATCCAGTGTTCTCTGAATACCCTCAGCATTTTTGAGGAGTTTCTTGAACGCTGACGTGCAGAAAAGAATCATACGATCAAGCGGTACGCCCTTATCTTCGAGTTTTTCGAGGTTATCATCGAAATCAGCGAGGATATTTGCAATTGTCAGTGCGTCTGTCTTGACCTCAGAGCCTACTCTTACCGCCTCGGAGTACAGCTTCGAGAACGTGTACGAATCGAGTTCGGGAATAGCCTGTGTTTTGTCGAAGCGGCTCTGGATGTTTGCAAGCGATACAACTGTATCGGTTTCGTCAAAGTCCATAGGATCTACTACAAACTCGATATCGCGGTCGTGGTCTAATGTCTTTGTCTCATATTCGTTGCTGTAAGTACCGCCGTTAAAGCCGAGCGAACCGCGTGTGTGATCCTTGTAACCTGATACCGAAAGCTTCGGGATCTTGATAGACTTGCCGCCTGTGATCTGAATATCTTCATTTGAGTGATAGAGCGGATCAGAAGTGGACTCCTGACCGTAAAGTTCCCTGAGCTGATTTGAATACACCTCAGCATAATTGATCGTGTTTCCCATTTTAGCACCTTACCTTTCTTATTTCTTTTTCCTTAAACCGAATGCACTTGCAAGACGGCTGCTGTCGGCATTTTCCTCTTTTTCGGAAGAACCTGCTCCGACCTTGAAGCCACCCTTCTTCTTGCTGTCGCCGCCGTCTGACTTCATGTCAGGATACTTCTTGATCACAGCCGTCAGTGCGGAATTGATGTCGTCGTTTTTGCCTGCCTTGACATAGCTCTCAGCGATTGCAACGGCATCTTCCATGCAGTCAGGCTTCACTCCCAACTGCATTGCTGCTATCTGAGTCTTTAGGCGAAGGATCTCCTCGTCTTTGGAATCAGGGGCAGCCACAGGCTCAGGCTTCTCGGCAGCTCCCTCGCCGCCTTCGTCCGCCTGCTTGCCGTCAGGCTCTTTCTCCTCTGCCTTGGCAGGTTCGTTCTTCGGCTCATCAGACTTCTTTTCAGCAGACTTCTCGGGCTCTTTCGGCTCTCCCTCGGGTGGGGTCTCTGTCGGCTTCTTCTCTTCCTCTTCAGGAACGTTCTTCTTGTTTTCGTCCATGATTTTACCTCGCTTTCTTGTTTTTGGGTATAATAAAAACGCCTGCTGCTGCAAGCGCTGATATTCTGTTGATTTTTATGGTTAGCTATGATATAATCTCCGTAAAGGGGATGATTATATGACAAGGCAAAGTTGGTATTTTCTGAAATGCTGTAAAAAACTCGATGAACCGGATTTCAACTACAACGCAAAGGACAATTGTATCCGCAATGTTCATAAAGTTCATGGCGGTATTGAAATCAAAAAATATACCAATGAAATTGACAGCATAATTGACTACCTGTTAGAAAGTGGCTTTCTCAAACGTACTCATTTCGGATATGCTCTTACTCAGAAAGGTCTGCACCCCAATCAAATGGCTTGGGAAGATATCAAATCTTTTCTCGTAAAGAGCATTGCCGTTCCGATTATCGTTTCTGCCATTACCGCATTCATAACCTTGTGTATAGGATCACTGTAACAATAGCAGTTATCATACTTACACCGATAGAGCAAAGAATTTCAGCAACTTTGATGTTCATTTGCTCTATCTTTTTGTCAAAATCCTTATCTGGCATAATATCACCTGCTTTCAT